TCAGGCAGGGACGGGAAGGGCGATGTTATGGTACACCGGCCAGCTAAAGCAGAAGCGCGCGCCGCCGAGCTCGCTCTCTTCGCAATGCACCGTGCCGCCCATCGCCTGCGCGATAGAGTAGACAATCGCCAGCCCCAGGCCGCATCCGCCTGTGGCGCGATCGCGGCTGGGGTCGAGGCGGACAAACGGTTCAAATACGGTTTCTCGCGCTTCCGGGGCGATCCCCGGACCGTCATCCTCTACCGTCAGGCTGGCCTGATTGCCCTGCAAATCCAGCCCAATCTGAAGCGTACTTTCGCTGTAGCGCATGGCGTTGTTCATCAGATTGTCCAGCACGCGCTCCATCAGGCGCATATCGAGCGCGCCGTAATCACCCGGCGTGACGCGCGTTAACAGCGTGCGCTGCGGGTTCACGCTCTGAACGTCATCGATGTGGGTTTGCAGCCAGGCGGGCAGGTCCGGCGTGCTGAGGTTCAGTTCGTTTTGCGGACGATCGAGGCGCGCGTAGGTCAGCAGCTCCTCAATCAGCCCTTCAAGCTGACCAATATCGCGGTTAAGAGCCTGAGACTCCGCTTCCGTCAGATTCTCGCTCATCTCCAGACGATAGCGCAGGCGAACCAGCGGCGTGCGCAGCTCGTGGGCAATCCCGTCGATCAGCTGCTTCTTACTGGCGATAAGGGCATTGATGTTATCGGCCATCTGGTTAAAGGCCACGCCCAGGCGTTCAAAGCTGGAACCGCTGTCGAAGTGGATGCGTTCGGTAAAATGCCCCTCGCCAAAACGCTGCGCGGCGGATTCCAGCTTCAGCATGTCCTGCCAGTGGGGGCGCATCCAGATAAAGACCGGAAACGCGAGCGAAATGGCGATAAAGGCCATCAGCGCCATGTCCAGCAGACGCATCTGGTGCAGATAATAGAGATAGGGCACCGGCCCGACGGCCAGCACGTAATGGCTGCGCGGAATACGCTGGATAAAGGTGTATTTCTCATCCAGCGCGACGATGTCCCCGTCGCGCAGACGCTGCATGGCGGGCGGATCCAGCTCAAAATCTTTTAACGGCTCGATGCGTAAATCGAATGACAGGTTCAGATCCAGCTCTTTCAGGGTTTTCGCCCAGTCGTGCGGCGGGATCTCTCTCAGCTCGCTGCGCATCAGATAGAGCGAGCTTTTCATCAGATCGTCCAGCGACTGCCTGCCCGCACGTTCGGCGGTGAATTTATAGACCAGCCCGACCAGCATGGTCATGACCAGGAAGCAGACAAACAGCAAAAGATAAAACTGTACAAACAGCTTTTTCATTAAATATCACCGGGAAATCAAGTAATTAACTACTTTGTTGTTACCTTCAGGGGCACTATAGGGGCATTTGTATATCCACCAAAGCGCTGATTCAAAAATGATACCTGATCGCTATCGAGAGCATTTATCCACGCAGAGTATACATGGAAGACCATCTCTGCATTCTCATGACCCATCTGATTCGCTATAAAAGCAGGATTAGCACCTGCCGACAACATCCAGCACGCGTATGTATGACGCAGCTGATAGGGGCGTCTGCGGCGAATGCCCGATCGTCTTACCGTAATATCCCATAGTGACACAATTGAGCTGACTGAATAGTACGCTGCTTGCTTACCTTTCTGAGGTCGGGGCATAAACACAAAATGCAGCTTTTGCGTTTCCGTTTTCCCGAACTCCCGGTGGTGGAAAGTGATTGGTACCTTAGGGGCACTCCCCGTTAGCTCCTTTTGAGCTCGCAAAGCCTCCAGAGCCGGCTCCAGTAACTTTATCGTCCGGTATCCAGCTTCGGTTTTGGGTGGTCCAAACAAGCCTTCCTGAGTTAGATTGCGCGCAATGTTAGCTTCGCCGGAATTAAGATCGATATCCTCCCAGGCAAGAGCGCAAAGCTCCCCGGGCCGAACGCCGGTGTAAGCAAAAAATTGCCACATGTTTTTCTGCTGAGCCGGAGCAGTCTCTTTCAACTGCTCAAACTCATGTCTCAGAAGTGGATCTGGTTTTGTTTGCCCTTTGCGAAGCCTTTTAATCCCGACATATGGTTGATATGAAATGACTTTATTTTTAACCGCATAGTCGAGGATTTGTCGCAGGATGGCCAGATAATAATCTACTGTTCTAACGGCACGGCCAGTTTTATTTCTCCTCTTTTCGGGAGCATAGTTAGTCTCGCCAGTGAGCAATTCCTTTCTCCAGCCCAGAATGTCGCTGTTAGTGATAGATGCAACCAGCGTTTCAGGGCCGATTAGTTTTGTTAACGTTCTTACAGCTATCCCATAGCTTCTTGTGGCATTGGGGGAGAGATCGATTTTATGGTTTTCATACCAGGTTGATGCAAGTTCGACGAACGTCGTAATATTTTTAGATGCATAAAACTTTGCTGCTACCTTTGACTCCGGGAACACGCCCCGGTAGTCAAAAGTGCCCAGCTGAATCTCGCTTACAATTTTGGCCCTTAGATTTCCGGCTTTTTTGAGATTCGAAGCATTTACGATCCATCCTTTCAATGTTTCTCGACATCTAACGCCCTGAAACTTGAAACTTATTCGTATCTTATTGTTGTGGATCTCAACACCCGTTGGCATTGCAGCCATTATGCCTCCTTCACAAACCTGTTAATGTTTGGGATGTTGTACCAGACAAGTCCTCGCTCTTCGGAGCTGCTTCCATCCAATGGGATTCTCTTAAAATGAACACCTTCTACCCAAGAGGTTTGGCGATAGCTTTTAATCTGACGATCTGTAAGGCCTGTCTTCTCTTTTAGTTTTGAAGCAACGCCCCATTCTGAATCGTAAATTACCTGCGACATGGTTCACCTCAGGTAACCGGCATGAGTATAGATATGCCGGTCTGTAGTCGTTGATATTTCAGTTTCAGTTTGCCTGGCCGGGCAGGGAACGCAGTCGGCGCATACCGGTCATTGCTGTGGCCACGTAGCTTGCCTTGCAGTTGACCACTTCAACCCAGACCTTCACGCCTTCCACTCTCACCGTATAGGTCTCTTTCATCTTGCTGCGCCCATAGTCACCGTATCTTTGCTGGTGGGCTGCAAGAGCGATTTCACATGCCTGGCGAGCCAAAGGGGATTGCTTACTGCCTCGATTAATCAGTCGCATTTCTTCTCCTTGAGGGAGGGTTTCCCCTCCCGATCTCGTTAGTCCACGTATTCCGGTTTCATATCCGCCAGGGTGATGCTGAACTGACCATGCAGTTCGTCGCCCAGATGGCGTTTCGATGATGCAAGAACGCGCTCAACCTCTGCGAACCGCGCAGCTGCATCGGGTTCATCTGAAGGTGGCAAGGAATTGATGGCTGCTTCGACTTTGTTCCGTGCATCAACCAGGTAATAACGCTTCACGGCCTTGTTTTTCAGCTCAGTGAACAGGGCAGAACCCAGCGTTGCTTTCACGGTTTCAATATCTGCGCGCAGAGCTTTAGCGCTATCCACATCCTGAGCCGCCTCGATGCGGTCACGGAAATCATCAGCAAGTGCATCAATATTTTGAGCTGATTCCTGAGCCGTTTGAGTCGTAGTGACGTTGTCACCTGAAATGTCTGCAAGGCTAACGTGCTGCGCCGGTGCCGGGTTTACCTCTCGTTCTTCTCGGCGATCATCCAGTTCATCAGGGGTGTAAACGCCCAGAATCACATCCGGGCAGAACAGTCTGGCCCAGCGTTTGACAGCCAGATATGCCAGCTGCTGGCGTGGGTCGTCAGCCCACAGGGTAGAGTTTCGGGTTCGGGCCTGAGCCAGCAGCAAATCGAGTTCCCTTGGCTGACCTTCACCTTTCAGGGTTGCGCGGATAATAATGCCGATCCCGGCTTCGTCAGCCAGGGTCCAGCCCGGGACGCGGTACTCGCCTTTGTCGCCTTTACGGATATGGAATTTCCCAACAACCTTTTCCCATGGTCCGTACCATTCATATTCAAAGCGGCTGGCCAGCACGCCGCTGCGTGAAATGACGGCATTAACGAGCTGAGCTTCATACCCGAGCACACCGTTAATCAGGTGCGTCTTCTGCGCCACGGCAAAGGGATTCATCTGCCACTGTGCCGCTTGCATCGCTACAGCCATGCAGTCGGCCTGGTTGCCCTGCAGGTGTTTAGGAACGGTAGCAGTGCCCTGCGCCATGATCTGCGCGAACGTGCTGATGGCGTTCAGATACTGGGAATCAAACAAAGCCACGTTGGAGTTAATAACGGTGTTCTGGTCAGCAACGGTAATGTTAGTGTTATGCATAAATCCCCCTTAAGCCTGGGCGCGCAGCGCTTCGAGGCGGCGCAGGTCGAAATCGTTCAGTTCATCGATGTAATCGGTAGTGATCGGCGCTGGCCACTCGCCCGTATCGAAGCCTGTGGCGATGGCGCGCATCGTTTTGCGGTACTCGAGCATGCCGAGTTCCAGTAGTTCGGTGGACGCCTCAATGATGGCGATCCAGTGGTAGTTCTCGTCTTTGTTGACGAAAATCCAGAAGAACTGGTCCAGCGCCGCGGTCTCGCAATACATAGCCGCACTGAGGTGGTAGTCCCGGTCTATGATTTCCCGGTGCAGCCTGGCGCGTAGGCTTTCTTGCTTCACGTTCCATATGCTGATGGTTTTCAGGTCCGCACCGATACGCACTCCGTCCAGTTCAATCTCGAGATCCGGGCGTACACGCACTTCTAATCCGGTTTCGTCGTCGAAACCGAAATAGCTCACTTCTACGGCGCGGCTTGGATGTGTCAGCAGCATGCCCGCGGTCGGGTGCGCCAGTAGTGCCGACTGAATTGCCCGAGCTGTGGCCAGTTGCTGGCGGGTAACCAGAATCTTTTCGCCAGGGTTGTCACGCCAGGCATCCAGCAGTTCGTCGGCGAATATGGCATCGGGCTTAACCGACTTAACTGCCTGGATCATGTCTGCCTTGGTGCCGGACACTTTAAGCGGTGTCGGTTTCTGCGCTTCCTGAGCCACCAGGTCAGGATTGATAATCGCTAGTTGCTCAAGTAACGCATCACGGCTGCCGCTGGTTTTAACCGGCACGGGCAGGGTGGCATTGTACTCTTTGATGCAAGCCTTCATTGCCGATGCTGTCTGCTTCTGGCCTTCTTCAATACGCTGGTACTCAGCAGGGAGAGCCATATAGCTTTGAGCCGTTTCTTCCAGGCTCGCGCCAAGCGGCACTGGAGCGGGAAGGGATGCGTTATGTTCTTCAATCAACGCTTTAATCTCGTCAGCGCTCAGCAGTGCCGGCAGGCTGGCGTTGTACGCGTCGATGAACTCACGCAGAGTTGCGGTGGTCGTAAACGCACCCTCCGGGATCTGAGGTTCAACGCTGAACTCTGTTTCGAGGTTTTCCGGCTGCAGTGCAAGGGCATGCACCAAGTTCCCCATGTCCAGCACTTTGGATGCTGTGCGCGGGATAGTTTTAGCCACATGGCGCGCGTTGAAGTACATCAGGCTGACGCGGGCATCTTTTACCTGGGTTGAGCTAATACCGTTTGCTGCGTGATAAACCTCATTCGGCAGACCTTCGTAGCGGCCAGGCTCGAAGTAAGCCGGGTATTCGATTACTGGCTCTGACTGCTGCTCTTCCGGCGCTACGGTAACTGCTTGCGTATTAGCTGCATCAGCGCCTTCGCCTGGTTGTACCGGATCAGTATGTTCGACTTTTTCTGGCTGAGTCGTTTCCATCTGCACATCGCTGGTGGTCTCCGCTGTAACCGGTGAACGGTCATCGTTCTGTGTTTGTTTTTCGTTCATCAGGTTATCGATAGTGAACATGCCATCGCCAAGGTTCGTGACCTGCGGCTGCGTTGCTAACGATGCTTTTTCCGCTTCAATCTGCTCGTTAACTTCACTTTCCCAGCTCACCTCTGGATTGTGCCGCGCTGCAGCCAGCGTTTCGGCTGTTGGTTTTCCATGATCGCTTTCAGTCAGATTGGCACTGATGTATCCGCTGAGGCGCCCCGGGTTTTTGTAATATTCCGGGTGTGCGCTTCTGATAAGCGCGAAGATTGATGCGCGTGAATAGTCGAGAATGCCAGGGGTATTGCGAAGAGCGGCAGACCACTCCTTGAATGGGCTTTCTTTAGCTGCGACGATTTCTTTCGCCCTACGGTAAACAGATCCGGGGATATCGTAGATATTGAAATCATCAGGCAGGGTGGCCAGAGCTATTTCACTGTCGAGTGTATCGAGCGTATGTGTGTAGCCTGAATTACGATCTGTCTCATTTCCGCCACCTGCATTTGTGCCGACGTCAGTACGCTGCACGCTGCTAATTCGGTTTCCGGCAGCCCATTCGCGAACGAGAATGCCGCGATCGATATGCTCGGTGTTGAACCAGGTCTTAAAGAAATGAATGACAAGAGACAGCTCTGTCCGCTTCCCGTCTAACGGGAAGACAATCTTCAGAGCCTCAACAACCCTGGCAATTTCGAATTCAGTCGCTTTTTTGAACGCATCGACGTTCTCTGCAGCGAGCAGCATGTTTTGAACGAAGCTGTTATCGACATCCATCTCGAGCTGTTGAATTTCATTCTTCTGCTCAGTGTCGATGTGATAGGCGTACTCGTCAGAAATGAACTGAGCCAGAATGCGCTGACGCAGTGGGAGCGTAGCAACCGTGATCAGCTCAGGCATCTTTGTGTCTTTGGTATCAATATTTCTGCAAGTCGACTGCTCAGAAGAGTTCTGGTAAGAATCTTCATGCTGTAACTTCACCTTCCACGTACGCTGGTCTTCGTCCAGTTCGTAGCGTTTGCACCAGGTGTAATCCACGGTGCTTTCTTCCGGCAGGTCGTTATACACCGGGAAATCGGTGCGAACTGGTTTGGCATAATCCTTACCGCGGCCGGTTTCAATACCGGCATCTTCCAGCTCAACATCGAGCTGCAGGTTGGCACGGGCTTCTGATTTCGCGGTGAACCAAATCACTGCGTCTTCTTTGCCGGATTTCTGCGTAGCCTTAACTACATAGAAAAATTCCATGTGAGATCCTCTTTTTTAGATGTAAGATCCCCGGGCCAGAGAAAGCGCCCATTGGGTGAACTGTGGTTTTTTAAGTAGTTTTCCGGTGTAACTTTGGTCGGGAGCACCGGACGTACGGGCCGCCTTGCGCGGCTTTTACGTTATGCCTCGTGGGCCATCTGGTCGTACGAAGCACAACGTTCAGAGCAGTATTCTTTTTCTTTGCGCGCCAGCTGTGCGCCGTTGCGATAGAGAAGGGTACTTTTGACTACTTTCTCCGGTTCAACCGGCTTGCCGCAGTACCCGCATTTCGTTGAGTTACACATCTGGATTCCCCTTTTGCGCCAGCAGATAGCACAGGCGGCGAAGAATCACCTCGAAGTAGTTCAGCTTTACGGCCTGCTGCCGTCCTGGTTTGCGTGCGAAATCAATCATTCTCACCCTCGTTTGCCTTATCGCCGGCCAGCGGAACTTTTACACCTGATGCGCGTTAATCTCTCCACCTCATCCGACTATTCGTATGCCGTCGGCGGCTACTTCGTGGGCGTCCTGCCTTGGTGGTTCGTAGTGCGTCTTGGTAGATGTCATTAAATCACTGGTTTATATTTATGTCAATCATGAGTTGTTGTTGAGGGTAAATCTTTGGTTTATTTTGGCATTTATGTGAAGGCCATTCATCGCGGGGGACATAAAGTCAAATGATTGAGGTTGGTTAACCTTAAGGAGTTACGCTTAGTCATCTAACTAACAGAAGTAAAGAGGCAACAGTCGTTAGTGTATCGAGGCAGTAGTTAGTGAGTAGAATGGTATGCTTACGAGATATAACGCATTAAAATAAAAAACCCGGCGTGAAGCCGGGTGGGAAGATTAGATACAGCTTACAACGTTATTTACATCAGTTTCTAAAGCATCGATTTGCGCTTTATTAGCCTGTGTCGCCATGCCGTAAATGGTGTAGCTTTTATGTTGAAGACTACTTAATGGGCAACCTTCATGGTTTATGATGGCAGCGAGTGTATTGCCATCTTTTACATGCATTACTCGATCAGTAATTTTTTCTTCAGTAAATAAATGTGAATGGGTTTTGAGCAAATCAGTTGTGATTTTTTTAATTTCTTCAGCGTGCGATTTAAAGGCTTTTGCAGCGTCTTTCTCATTCGTTCTGGAGCGGTTTTGAACAAATACATGAAGTTTAGGGAATTCGATCTTACTCTGTTTTGCTTCTTTATTGAAATCAAGGAACATTTCATCCTGTTCCGAGTTATCAATTGATACTCCATAGATTAACTTAACTAAGTTTTTGATTCCACGGATAGATGCTGCATCAGCAGTACAAGGGATTATAACTCTATTTGACGCAACAACACCGAGTTCAGTATAACTCGCGAAGCTTGGATTGCAATCAATGAAAAAGGTTTTAGGCCTTTCAGAAATTGTTTTGTCAGCTTCAAAAGACGCAATTAGATCTATTAATAAAGAGCGACTTTTTTTCCAAGCTTCTTTGACTGGAGAAGAACCAATGTGAGCAATTAGACGTGAGCAAATATCTAAATCCACATCACCAGGTAACAGATATAAATTAGGTGGCATTTTAGCATTTACTGAATCAGCCTTAACAAAATAAGAAGATTCATTACCTAATCTAGAAAGAGGAGATTTGCTAAACCGCTCTTTGATATATCCAGCGATAGTCGTATTTCTATCCCTGAGTTGGTTTAGGTTTTCTTCACCAACACCATTTCCCCCAAGGATAATTTCCGAAACGTTTGATTGCGGACAAGCATCAATAACTACAACGTCTTCATTCTCGTGGGCAATCGCATACTCAACTGCAAGGTTGTAAGTAAGAAACGTCTTTCCTACACCACCTTTGTTGTTCCAAATCAAGTATTTTTTGTTTGTATCAATCATATCATTAGCGACTTCAACCGTTTCTGTTTCCATAATCATATCCTAATTTGCTGTATCCATAAAAAATATTAACGTAAAGATGTCATTAACAAAAAATTAACATTTTGTTGCGAAAAGCCTGAAGCTAATTAGCCCTAACGAGAAGTATGAGTAGATGGTTTAAGGATGAAACCAAACATTCATATTCGAATTTTATGATTAAAATTCAAGTGGATGAACGCATCTCATCCTTGTGGTTACAACACTTTCCCATCTAAACATAAACATCATTTACTAAAGATCTACATCTTTTAGATGTCTGGAAAAGGATTAAACAAGTAATAATTCGTTTAGATGAGTTAACAGATTAGTCGTTACTCAGGCTCACCTTTAACTCTCCTGCTCATGTATTTTTCATAAAGAGCGTCAAGTTCTTTCAACCTAATAGAAAAGATTCGCAACATATTTTGTTGCTCTTCTTCCGGTAGCTGGCGGTAGAGCTCTAAAAGCTTCTGCTCATCCTGCTTGAGTCCATCCTTTTCACTTACCTCTTCCCCTAAAAGCCATGCCACAGATATCCCTACCGCATCAGCGATTGCAAGAGCAGACTTTTTGCTTATTACGCCTTTTTTAAACCAGCCGTTCACGGCCTGAGGTGTAACTCCAGCGATTCTTGCCATATCGGCTTTTGTTACTCCACGAGCATTGATCTCGTTGAGCCTTTCTACCAGTACCTGGTTGGGTTCTTCTTTTCTCATAGGCCCATTGTAAATATTTGGTTTATACACTCAATAAATACTAGGTTTGTAATTTGTATAAATCTGTGGTTTACTTTTTCTGTGAATAAGCAGGAGAAGACAATGTCCGCACTCGATAAAGCAATCAAAGCCGCTGGCTCAGCCAGAAAACTCGGTCTCGCGCTTGGCGTAACGAGTATGTCTGTAAGTCATTGGAAGAATCGTGACCATGGGATAGTACCGCCAAATTACATCTTCACCATTTTCAAAATAACAGGTGTTACCCCCCACGAGCTTCGCCCAGATCTCTACCCGAATCCCACAGATGGTTTACCTAAACAGGAGCCTTAACAATGCAGACTGTTTCATTTCATCAGAGTAGCAGAGCTTCCTCTAATCCACCGATATTCCCGTGTCATGAAAGCGAACCGGCATATCGGGAGATAGATCATCACGATATCTGCTCTGCGGTACGAGCTTGGGCTGCGGTAGAAGGGCGCGTAGCTGTCGCGCTTCAAATCCAAGACGCGGCGGAAGAACTTCAACTTGATGGCGTGGATTTCTCAGGTCAGGCCGATGTCTGGAACGTGAAGCTGTTCCGCTGGCTGGACAACAAAGAAGACTCCGCATCGTACCGAAAGAACGTCGAACAGCTGGTGCCAGCGATCATGTCCGTATTACCGCTTCGATACCGCGACCGTGTCGTAAAGAACGACTCGTTTGCTTACCGAATGGCCAGGTTGGAAAAAGAGGTGAGTGAGGCGAAGCAAGCTCTGATGCTCGATGCACCGAAGAAGGAAAAACTGAAGGAGTTAGGCGAGGGGATTTTCGAAATGTTCAGAGTCGATCCGGATCTTACTGCGCCGCTGCTGGCGATGGTCACAACCATGTTGGGGGCAATGTGAATTCTTCAGAAAAGGCGAAAGCCGCGGTGCTCGAACACCAACGGCTTTCAGGTGCAAAAACGGAGTGTAATTGCGGAGCTAAGTATGTCAAACACAGCTGAAATTATCAATTTCCCCCACAGAACCGAACAACCGGGAGGTCGTATGGCCGACCTGTCGAACGGGTATACCAAGGTCGCTAACGAGATCCAACAGCTTAAGCCGCGCCTGAGAATGTCAGGCCGGGAGTGGCAGTGTTTTGAGGCGGTGATCTGGCTTACCTACGGCTGGAATAAGAAACAGGACCGTGTGACGAACACAGTGATCGCTGAACTTACAGGGTTGAGTGATTCGCATGTTTCTGATGCGCTCAAATCACTCGCTGAACGTAAAATTATATTCAGTCAAAAGCAGGGCGTGATGAAAACTGTCGGTATAAATACTGACCTTTCTGCCTGGATTTTAGACAAACCGAAAACGGGAAAAGTCTTCCCAAAATCGGGAAAAGTGTTACCGAAAACGGGAAAAACCTTCCCGGAAACGGTAGACACCCAAGACTATAACAAGAACAATATTAAAAGATCCTCGTCTCGGAATTCTGACGAATCCCGAAACCAGAAAACTCAAAAGTTTCTCTCACGCCATCCAGAAGCAGCCGCCGGGATTTACACCCCAGCAGGTAAATCATGGGGATCCGCTGACGACCTCAAGGCCGCACGCTGGATTTACGACAGGCTTCTCACCGTCAACGCATCGCTATCAGAGCCAAACTGGGCTGAATGGGCAAACACCATCAGGCTGATGCGCGTCCAGGACAAGCGTACTCACTACGAAATCTGTGACCTGTTCCAGTGGGCTAACAGGGACGAATTCTGGAAAGACAACATCCTGAGCCCCTCGAGTCTGCGCAAGCAGTGGGATCAGCTCACTACCAAACGGCTGCGCGCAACCGGAACGGCAAAACCTTCCCGGGGCGGCATCGACCTGCATAACACCGACTGGATTGACGGGGTGCTGGAATGAAAAACCTTGCCGAGAGTATTCGCGATTTTGACCGGGAACAGGTTCGCCGCATGGCGCACAACCTGCCTGAGCAGTACACCGAACGCGAACAAACACAGCAGGTGGCGCAGATTATCAACGGGCTATTCGTTCAGCTGGCCGCTGCGTTCCCGGCAAGCCTGGTTAATCGCAGCCAGGAAGACGTGAACGAGATCCGCCGCCAGTGGGTGCTGGCCTTCAAAGAAAACGGGATCACCACTCTGGAGCAGGTTGAAGCCGGCATGCGCATGGTGCGTCGACAGGATCGCCCGTTCCTGCCTTCGCCAGGCCAGTTCATCAAGTGGTGCAGGGAAGGGCGCTGCGTGCTGGGGATCACCACCGCTGACGTCATGGCTGAATACTGGAAGTGGCGCAAGTTGGTCTTCCGGTACCCGAGCAGTGAGCAGTATCCGTGGCCAAAGCCGGTTTTTTACCACATCTGCATTGAGCTGCGCCGCCGCGGAACTGATGGCCAGTTGAGCCACAAAGAACTAGAGCGCGAAGCCAGCGACATTCTGGATGTATGGGAGAAGCGAGTGCTGGCCTGTAAGCCGATTCCGCCTGTTCGACGGTCGCTGGCAGCTCCAGTGGCTCCGAGGGGGCCAACACCAGCGGAGCTCCTAAAAGCAAAATATGAGCGGATGAAGGCTGAAGGAAGGGCATAG